AAAACTTGACATTGACGAAAATAGTGTATTAGCAGGTATTGATGCTGTAGCACTTGTAGAACAACCAGCAATAGAGGAGGACTTTATGTTCTTTTCTAAAACAGAGGATTTTGCTGAAACTTATAATGATTATCCTAAAGGTGCAGAAGAAGCAGCACGTATGGGTATTAAACGTAACGAAGCCCTCGGGAATAAATGCGGTACACAAGTGGGAAAGGTAAGGGCACAGCAGTTAGCACAACGCAAACCTATATCGCTTGATACCGTACGAAGAATGCGTGCTTTCCTTATTAGACAAAAAGGTAACTACGAGTTAGCTATTGAAAGAAAAGACTACAATGCATGTGGTTACATTTCATATTTGCTATGGGGTGGTCCAGAAGCATTACCTTGGGCAGAAAAAATATTAAGACAAGCAGAAGGCGAGTTTGAAGGTCTAGAAGATGCTTGCCAACCAGGATACGAAGCAATAGGACTAAAAACTAAAAATGGTAGAAAAGTACCTAACTGTGTTCCAGTAAAAATGTCTGTAGAAGATATTATTAAGGAAGAACTTATTAAACAAGAAATGTCTAAACTAAGTAATGAATCATTTGCTAAGTTAGATGAAAAACAGATTCTTGTAGGCCCATTAATGACACCAAATAAGTTAATCAAACGTAGAGATATAGATGGTGAAGAGTATTTTGTTTACTTTACAGAAGATACTATTAAAAAACTAGCTTACAAATCAATGAAAGATAAAATCATTGATAGAGTAAACTTAGAACATTCTATGGATGATAGAGTAGATGCTTATATGGTAGAGACTTGGTTAGTAGAAAATCCTGAAACAGATAAAGCAAGAAACTACGGATACACTCCTAAAAAAGGACAATGGTTCGGAATGTACAAAGTGGATGATTTAAAGGTTTGGGATGACTACATTAAATCAGGATTAGTTAAAGGATTTTCAGTAGAAGGTCTATTTGAAGAAATGATGTTATCAAAAGTAAAATAATATGCCTACACCAAACTTTTATGAAAGACAAGAAGATTTCATCAACAGATGTATCCCAGAACTTATTGACAAGGAAGGGTACGACAAATCACAAGCAACTGCTATCTGTTATCAAATCTGGAATAAAAAATAAATAAACAAGGAGGTTTTCTTTGATATTTATACACGTAGCCCCTTAGGGGGCTTCAAGTATTAACCTATTTAAAACTTAACTTTATGACAAGTTTAGAACTTAAAGAACTCGTGAAAGCACATTTTTCACTTGTAGAGGCTAATGCTACTGAAGAAACAATCAACGAAACTTTTAGTGAAGAAGCTGTAACTGAAGAGGTAGCAGAAGTATTTGGCGAGATTGCCGATGAAAACTCTGCATTCGTTCTTAAGTTCCCAGGTGATGAACTTGAAGTAGGAGATAAAGTGACTGTTGTAACTACTGAAGGACAAGAAATGGACGCACCTGACGGTGAACACAAACTTGCAGGTGGTATTACAATCGTAACTAAAGATTCTGTCGTTGAAAGTATCTCTAAAGTAGAGGCCGGCGAGGAAGAAAAAGATGTAGACACAGAAATGGCAGCGGAAGGTTTCGACGCCCGTACTGATGCAGAGGAAGAAGGATATAAAGATGGCATGGAAGATGCTATTGAAGATATCAAAGAAGCCGTTGCAGAAGTAGCTAAGGAAGATATGATGGAAGAAGAACCTAAAATGGGTGCTGAAGAAATCGTAAAAGAAATCGTAGAAGCTATTTCAGAGGAAATGGGTAAAATGAAGGAAAAAATGGCTGCAATGGAAGCTAAGGTAGACGCATTAGAAAATGCACCTGCAGTAGAATCAGTTGCTGTTAAGTCAGAAATGTCTTCATACACACCTAAAAACAATATTCAGAGTTTCTCTGTAGAATCTGCCGCTAACGCAGACCGAATCAAGTTAGCTATTCAACAACTTAAAAACAAAAAACATTAAACTATTATGGCTTTAGATGTATCAGCACTAACGGCGTTTAACAACGAAGTTGCCGGCGAGTTGCTACCAAAAATCGTTTACGGTGGTTCTACAATGGAATATGTAACCGTAAAAGAAGGTGTTAAGCACCAAGAACCAATCAACCTTATGGAAGTAGACCTTCAAGTACAATACGGTACTTGTGTATCTTCTCCTTCAGGTTCATTAACTTATTCACAACGTAACATCACAGTATGTCCACGTACATCATTCGATGGTATCTGTTTAAAAGATATGGATAAGTACTACTTAGGAATCGCGGACTTAGAACCAGGTTCTTACAATACTACTTTCAAAACTGCACAAGTTTATTCTGACCTACTTGTAAATCAGTTCCAGAAGTCAAACGATTCATTCCTTTGGAATGGTGATGCTTCTTGTACTGATGGTGGTACTGGTCTTATCTCTATCATCTCTGGTTCAACTTCAGGTGTTGTAACAGCAGGTAACGCTTCAGGTTCATTAGATAACCTTGACACAATGCTTGCTGCACTTAGCGACGATGTAGCAGATAGAGAAGATTTAACTTTCTTCATGTCAGTTTCTAAGTTCCGTGCATTCATCGCTGACTTACGTTCAGCTAACAACTACTACTTTGACCCAGCTTCTATCTCTAACAGAGGTGGTATCTTAGAAATCGCTTACCCATTTGCACCAGGTGTAAAAGTTGTAGGTGTTTCTGGTCTTAACGGTTCAGACCGTATCGTAGTAGGGCCTGCTAAACAAATCGTTGCAGGTACTGACTTAATGTCAGATTTCAGCGAGTTCCAGTTATGGTACGATATCAACACTGACCAACTACGTCACAGAATCGCTACTAAACTTGGTGTAAACATCGCTTATCCAGAGTTCTGGGTATCTAACGATTTAGCGTAATAATAACCCTTAATAAAGTGGGGGCTTCGGCCCCCACAATATTAACTTAAAACCAGATTAAATATATGTCAACTTGTGATATTACTTCAGGATTTACCCTAGGCTGTAGAGATAACAGTGGTGGTATTAAAAATTTATACATTCTATCTGGTTCTATTGACACAGTCACTGATGCAAGTGAAGGGTTAATTTCAGGTATTACTGGTAGTGGAGAGTTTTTCCAGTTCGAGTTGTTCCGTCAAACTTCAGATTTCACTGAAGCTATTTCGGCTACACCAGAGAATGGTACTGTATTTTATGAACAAACTGTTAACGCAGTATTCTTTAAACTACAATCATCTACTCGTAACCAGATTAGAGTATTAGCTAAAAACCCAGACCTAAAAGTCATCGTAGAAACTAACAACGGCTCGCAAGACGGAGTTGGTAGATACTGGTTATTAGGCGAGGAAAATGGTATGCAGTTATTAAGTGGTACTGGTGCAACCGGTACAGCATTTGGTGACTTAAACGGATATTCATTAGCCTTCACTGGTCAAGAACCAGAACCAGCTTCCGAGATTTCAGGAAGCTTAAACGACGTTGTTTCAGGTATTACTGTACCAGCAGGTGCCTAACAAATAAATAAATAAGACTAAGGGGGTTTCGTATTTAAACGTGCCCCCTTAATCTATTTTTGATAACTTTATGCTACAGTTTAACAAATCAGAAGCTACAAATAGAAATGCTGTTTATTTAGATACAGTTAATACTGGCTCTGGATATTATAGTGATTTGATTGCTATATTTAGTCAGTCATTTGACAATAGTAATGGAACATTTACTGTAACAGCAACATCAGTACCTAATCAATATAGAAACTGGTTAGTAATAGAAAATAGTGGTTCATTAGTTCCTTCACCTTCAGGACAATATGATGTAGAGATTTATACTAATGAACTTGTCCCAGCAACTTGGGAGACAGTAGCTACAGCTTGGGATTCTTATAATGAAATATGGGAAGAAGCAGGTGAAAACTTACCTACTGATTTAATCTATTCAGATAGAGCATTTGTTTCAGGTAGCAACGAAACAAGCATAACACAATATTTATCGCCAAACGAAAACGGCACATATACAACATACAATGGATAAACTTAAGTTTTCAAATATCGCTAAGTCAACATCCGACAGAGTCTATATCAAAGAAGAAAAAGGTAAAGACTATGTTAAGTTTGGCCAATACAATAGTTTCCCAGAACAACTAATCGAACTTTATAATAACTCCTCTATTCACAATACTTGTGTAAACGCAATCGTTGATGGTATTGTTGGTGAAGGTTTAATAGCAGAACCTTCTTATGTATTAGAGAAAGCAAATAGAGATGGGGAAACATGGAATAGCCTATTTAAGAAAGTAGCCCAAGACTACAAACTATATGGTGGTTTCAGTTTAGAAGTTATTTGGAATAAAGCACGTACTGCAATCGCAGAAGTTTACCACATTGACTATTCATTCTTACGTGCTAAAGAAAAAGATTATAGAGGTAAAATCCCAGGATATTACGTAAGTGATGAATGGGCTACCGAATACAAATACACAGGGAAATCCGTGGAAGATTTGCCATACCTCCCTGTTTACAACAAATATACCAACGAGGCAGAGCCTCGCCAAGTATACGTTTATAACCCGTATAGACCCGGTATGAAGTATTACCCACTACCTGATTATGTAGGTGCTTTAAGGGTAATCGATTTAGATACAGAAGTGGATAACTTCCACATCAACAATATTAAAAATGGTTTAGCACCTTCTTTAGCAATCACTACATTTACAAATGCTGATGAAGAGGAAAGAGAAGCCATTGAAAGAATGCTTCAACTGCAATATGCAGGAAGTAACAATGCAGGTAGCTTAATGTATATGGATGTTGATTCTCCAGAGAATGCACCTGTGATTACTCCAATCCCACAAAATGGTGCTGATGACTACTACTATAATGTAAATGAAATGGTAGTACAAAAGATTCTAACTGCACATAGAATCACAAGTCCAATGATTTTAGGTATTAAAACTTCAGGACAACTAGGTGGTAGAGAAGAGACATTAGACGCGTATTTACTGTTATTAAACACAGTTATTCGTCCGTATCAGCAAGATATATTATACTGTTTTGAAACGCTGTTAGAAGCGATGTTCCCCGCGGAAGACATTACATTAGGTGTTCAACAACTTAAACTATTTAACGATGGTGAAGAGGAATACGATGTAGTAACTTCAACAGAAGCAGAAGTAGGTGATGATGCAAGTTTAGAAGCTGATATTGAACAAGCCGATAGAGAAGCAGAAGCCGAAGTTATTAATCAACCAATAACAGAACTCCCATTAGTATGACAAGTACATTCATTTTAAGCGAGGCAAAGTTTAGAGAGTTTACTGACGTAAATGATTCGTTAGATACTGCTTTAATCAAAAATGCTATTCGTGAAGCACAAGACATTCACTTACAAAGAATCATTGGTACTAAACTATATAATAAAATCCTAAGTGATATTGATTCATCATCTTTAACAGGTGATTACCAAACATTAGTAGATGATTATATACAGGACTTCTTGCTTTATGCGGCATACTATGAAACATTAGAGGCCATTTATATAAGACCGCGTAATAACGGTTTACTTACACCTACTGGTGGTGAAAACAGTATTGAAGTAGATAGAAGTTTATTCAATGTTAAAAGACAAAGTGTAGAAAATAAAATGGAGTTCTACGCTGAAAAACTTTCACAATACATTTCGGAGAATGAAAATACATTCCCTGAACTAAGCCAAAATAATAAGGCATACGAACAGAACCCAGATTACAGCACACAATATCGTTCACCTATTGTATTTAACAAAAATGTAAAACAAGCAGGAAACTATAAGTGGGCTAAAGCAGCAGGGTTACGAGTAACAAATAGTGCATATAACCAATACCCTTGGGGTTCAGACATAGAATAATATTATGGGAAGAGACTTAGGACCATTAAACATTAAAGACACTTATGAAGGTTTAGTCCAAATAAGTGGTTCAGATATACTAACAGATGGAAGTGGTAGTGTTATTACTTCATTAGACATTTCATCATCTTATGCTACAACAGCTTCATTTGCATTAAATGTACCTACTGTTGATACAGGTAGTTTAATGGAGACAGGTAGTGTTACAGATGCTACTTTAACATTTACAAAGGCAGATGCTTCAACATTTGATTTAACAGTTAATAATGTTGCAAATGCAACAAGTGCTTCACATGCAGTATCAAGTGATACAGCTACTACAGCTACAAATGCTACTAATGCTACCAATGCTACAAATGCTGATAATATTGCTTTAAGTGCTGATGCTACTAATACAAACAGATATGTGCCTTTTACAGCAACAGCTACTGGTGATGGGGCTTTACTTACAGATGCTGGTGTATTATATAACCCATCTACTAATACTTTAACAACCACTACTTTTAATGGTGATTTAAGTGGTAATGCAGATACAGCTACAACAGCTACAAGTGCAAGTCATGCAGTAAATGCTGATTCAGCTATTTCAGCAAGTTATGCTGTAACAGCCTCTTATTTAGAAGGAGGAGTTGACCCATTCCCATATACAGGTTCAGCAGAAGTTTCTGGTAGTGTAATAGTTGATGGATTATTACAATCAGGTGTAGGACATACTAATAGTAGCACAGATGGTTCAAATGTGCTTGTAGGTGGTGATACCCATGTTATTTCAAGTGGTGTTCAAAGAAGTGGTATGTTTGCTGGTTGGGATAGTGATATAACATCTGGTAATGCTTCAGCTATTATTGCTGGTGGTGCCCATACTTCAACAGCTAACTATGGTGCTATTGTTGGTGGTGAATCAAATAGTATTTCAGGTAATAATAGTGTTGTTATAGGTGGAACAAATAATAATGCCCAAAATACTTGTTATATTTTTGGTGGAACACAACATTATGCTAATGGTGCTAATTCTACAGTAGTAGGTGGTAGTGATAATGATATTTCAAATGGTACTAATGATGCTATCTTTGGTGGGGCAAATAATGATACTTTTGGAGGTGGAACACTTCAACAAACTATTGTAGGGGGTCAA